TAATGTATCAGTGCTTGCAGAGGCTTCTTTTTGTGCTTCTATTGTTTTTTCAAGTTCCTCGAACCATGCCTGAGTGTCTTCTGTTAAATTATTAAATTCTCCTGCTAAATTAGCGGCGTCTTCGGCATTTTTATTCGCAGCATCGCTATACTCATTAGCAAAGTTTTGAGCTTGATTTGCCAAACCTTTTTCAACTTCTGCTAATTCCTTATTCATTAAAATATATTCATCTAACCATGCTTTAACTCCATATAATTTAGCAACTCCTGTCATAAAAACCGAAATAACAGTTTGGAATCCAGAAGCTACAAGGTTCCAAAGAATTCTTAATCTATTCCAAATATCAATCATTTTGGTAACGCTTAAAACCATGGCCTTTGAAGCTGTTACCATTCCTTCTGCCATTTTTTCAGCCCAAACAGCAAGATCACCTTGTTCTTTAAGTGTTTTAATCTGTTCAAGCAGCGTGTTGGCCCCAATTTTCATATAGGCAAAAACATCATTGTCCATAACCATATTTCTAAAAGCAAACCACATATCAGAAAACATGGACATTATGCCTTTCCATGTATTCCCTAAATCGTCAGTCGCACCTTTAAATTGAGAGCCAGCTTTATTCCAGGCTTCCATCATAATTTTGCGGGTTTCTTCCGCCGAATAACTGACCCCCGCTTTAAATCCTAACATTGCAAGGACACCACGCTCCCGGAACATATCAGCAGAAGCAGCCCCAGCGGAATACATCCTAATGACCTGGGACGTTGTGTCTTGTATTGATAAGCCAGTGACAGCGGCCAAATCACCTATTAATGGCATCCATTGCTTTATTTCACTAACAACACCTTTCATAACCCCGGCCAAGGCCGTGGCAGACTCCATTATTTCACGATACTCAAAAGGAACTCTCCCAGCATATTCTCCCATTTCTTTGAAAAGTTTATTTCCTTCCGCAACGCTTCCTAATAAATGCTGCAACCGTACATTTAATTGTTCTGAAGTTGACGCTGCGTCAGTAAAACTATCCATCATTTTTTTTGTTGCATAAGTAATTCCAGCGATAGCTGCAGCAGCAATTAAACTAGCTTTTTTAACCTTTTGCAAAGACGCTACTCCTGCCTGCTGAAACTTTTGAAATTGAGTCTCTGCCGCCATGGTAGAACGTTTTAACGGACCAAGGTCTGCTCCAAAACTTGTTACTAACGTGCCTAAATCAGCCATTTTTTTTCTCTATTTTTCTATTATGAATTCTTGCCGTACTTAATAACACTTGTTTCATTTCCTCAACTGACTGCCCTTTCTTCTTTTCCTGAACAATAAGGCCCCCCCAATTAGGCATAAAATCCAATGGGGTTGTCAATTTGGGTGTCTCACCCTTTTTCCGATACAAATTCCGCACAATATTTTCCATAGTGGAACATATCTGCGCCCACCCATATTCATCTCTCTTTTTCCCAATTGGTTCAAGTTTATCATATGCCATCCATTCGCTAATTTGCTCTGCAGTTAATACCCCTAACAAATAATCAGGGTGTGCAAATCCTAACTCTTTACAGAGACGGAAATAGAATCTTCGCTCAGGACGGCATCTGAGTTTTTTACCATATTCTCCTTATCCTGCTCAGAAATCTTATTCAATGCCAGGGCCTTGTTGACAATCAATTCTAATCTGGCAGCGGACATGTTTTGACTTAAAATAGGCGCGTCCTCTATCTCAAGCAAAGAAACACCTGCCTCATCACACAAAGTATTAACGGCCAACTTAGCGCGAAAGTCATCAAGGGAGCGTTCATAAGACACAATCCCGTCCGCTCCCTTGACTTCTTTCATCAATGACCGTTCAAAGCAGTCTTTTTCTCTTCCTGTCATTTGTCTAACAAAGACAAATTCTACTTTGTCCAATTCCACTTTCTCAATTTTTAAGTCTTCCTTCTTTAACAGATCTTCTTTTTTTAAAATTTTCATTTTACTTTCTCCTAATACATTCGGTTAATTTAATTTAGGCCGGTGAGCCACTATAACTACCGGAATTCACTGTGATAGCTCCTGAAATCTTGACTGTGACATCCATCGTTATTGGGGATTCAGGAATGGTCAACGGCATATCTGTAACCAACCCCTCAAACTCAATAGAAGTCGCATCATCATCTGGAAGAACTACTTCATAATTCTGTTTTGAGTCACTTTCAAAATCCTCAAGCATAGTGTCAAACCCTGCCCGGTCAAAAAGCATAGAAAGAACAAACGTCCCGGCATCTCTAAAACCCGTGATAAATGTTTCATACCCCCCTGTCGTATCAAGGGCGGTAGTGGGGTGCGTTTTTCTTGTCATTGAAGGTCCCGCAACATTCGTAATTCCTGCAATCGTCTCCCATGCAGAAGTGGTTGTATTCCACCTCCGAAAGACCGTTCCAACTCCTGTTACACCATCTACTGCTGCCATAATAATTTACCTCCTATCATTTTTTAAAATTTTGGCTTTTAAAGCCATAATCCTCAAGTGCCAAAGCCCTTGAGACATAAAGGAAAAATCGTTTACTTTCTATGTGCCTCATATGTAGACACAAGCCTGCTACGTCCTGAATCATCCCAATCAAGCAAAAAAGGATCATCTACTGCCCGAATTAAATCATATACTGTGTTGTTCCAAGTTTCCCCATGAATACCATGCAGTACCTCTCTAATAGCTTGAATTGTGTCCCAACCAGAGGTATAACTGATATTCCGTACCCGAATTTGTACACTGGAATAATAATAAACACCCCCTCCTTTTCCAGCTAATGTTAATAATGGTGCACGCCCCGGAATATCAAAAATAGTAACACAATTATTTGGATTAGCAGGCTCCCTGCCAACAAACAAATTAGTAGGAAAAACAAGACCAAGACCGCTTTCCGCTTCCAAAATATCTTTTATATCCTCACTGGTAGCATTCATTTAATCTCTGCCTCTTTACGAATTGTCTCAAGACTTTTCTTCCTGTTTCTATGGAGACTTGCTACAAAAAATCCAGCCCCTGCACCGGGTCTTTTAAAATGCACTTTGC